TTACTAGTGTCTTCAGTAAACTCTTCAATCGAAGGTAAATCTTCGTATGACATTGTATGAGTAATCTTAGTACCTTGGAATTTCTCTTCCCTTTTTATTTATCCATTTCTTTAGTTTGTGCCTTTAATAGTTTTGCCAACTCTGCAGTTGATCCAACAAACAACGCATTATTGACAGTTGATGGCCCTTTTTGTTTTTCTTCTTCTACATCTTTCAATTTTTTCTGCAAGTCCATCAACTTATCAGTAGCATCAGCAACATTTTTAATTAATTGTCCTGCAACTTCATAGGCTCTAGGCATTTCACTTTCTTGAGCTAGTTCAAGAATACCATTAATTGCTTCTTGACCTTTTTCAATTATTGAGTATAGATTACCTCTTGTATAATCATAATCTTTTTTAATATCATCAGAAGTTTCTTTTATCTTCTCAATTTTTCTTTCAATAACTTCTGGTTGAACGATATCATCAACAACATTAAATTCATCATTTAAACTATCAAATTTTGTAGTCATATCACAAAGATCCACTGAATCCAAAATCATCACCTTCTGGGATAAGAGCATTGTCTGCTGTATCAATAATAGCAATTGGAGATCCTCTCAAATGCTCAGTGATAGTAGTTCCATCTCTTCCTCTAAGAACTGTAATTTTATTATCAGTAATAGATTTAATGAATAGTTCTTCACCTTCCAAATCAACATAAGATTTGGCCGTCAATCCAGAAACACTTTCAACTTCAATAACTTTAGTAGTTTTGGAGATATCTTCGGTTAATGTAGTAGTTGCATCTCCAACATAATTCTTGATTGCTCTTGGTACTACTGAATATGTAACTGCTCTTTGTGTATTGTCGGTATCTGTACCAGTAAGATAACTGACAGTTGCTTTTTTGATAATATCTTTGGTTGCAGTAGATACCGGACCAAATAGATATGTTTTTGCAGTAAATCTAAAAGTATAAAGTAAAACTCTTCTTGTTGTATAATCTCCCTCATAATCATCTTGCATGGTAATATTTTCCAAGATGACTGGAATATCTCTTTTCTCTTTAATAGATTCAACCAATTCTACTGATAAACTATATGCTGGTTGAAAGTATGGTAAAATTTGTTCTACAATTTGTAAAGCATCATCATTTAATTTTGCCATAACAGACAATTCAAATTGCATGTTATATGGAACTGGCATATACACTTTCTTAGATTCAGTTCCATCAGATGGATCTTTTACTGTATATGATTGAGTTGTGGTTACTTTTCTGGTAGGATCGTATGTGAGTCCAGTAAACTCAAACGACATTCTAGGTAAAGTAATAGCAGTTGACTTGTTTAAATCTGCTTGCTGCTCAAGTCTAGCTAAAAACTTCTGAGTCGGTCCATATGACAAAGGAACTCTAATAACATTTGTAATATTATCATCAGAATTCGTTTGTTTGATTGTCAACGAATTAAAAAGTGTACCAAATGAAATAATGGTTCTTCTCAATACTTCGTTGTAAAAATATTCAAACATTTCTAAAACCTAAAATATCTTGATTATAAGATACTTTTATTTAGGGCATCCCAAATGGGTTTTGCTCAGAGAAGTCTAAGATATTATCTGCGGCGTTTTCAATATTCAAATTGTCAGCAAATCCGTCATCAATTGGATTTACGTTGACTTTTCTAAGTTCATGCGATGCACCCGACTTAGATCCAACAATATTTTCTCCAAGAGTGAAAGTTCCTGTAACATTTGCTATCTCAAGGATATTAGTTTCAGAGTTCCAAACTCTGACTCTGCCAGTTGTATTACTACTAGATCCTGTTACAATTTCATTAAATATAAACTCGCCTGTAGAATCCATATCTGGATCAGAGATTGTGATTGTAGGTGCAGTGCTATACCCTAATCCAGCGTTAATGAAGTGAATACCACTGATAGTACCTGCAGCACTAACAATTGCCGTTGCAGCGGCACCTGCGGTGCTTACACCGGACAGGAATACTTCATTGCTAAATGTAATAGTTGGGTCTGTGACATATCCAGAACCACCTGCAGTGATAGTTATAATTCCTACGACACCATCAGCAATTGTTGCTGTTGCAGCGGCACCAGCACCTCCTCCACCTATAACCCGAACACCTGGAGCAAGAGTATATGCAGCTCCTGGATTTATAATATCAATATTTTGAACAGATCTTGCTTTAGGATTAGCACTCTGGTTGCATACATTAATTCCACCTATCATCACTGCAGTTGCAATACCAGTAATTCCTCCTGAAGGAGCAGATGATATTGCAACTCTTGGAACAGAGGTGTATCCGCCACCTCTGTTTGTTACAGTAATTGTACGAATTCCGCCCTCAGTGATAATACCAGCCACCGCAGTTGCAGATACACCAGTCCCAACAAGAGTAAGAGTTTGAATGTTTCCAATAATACTAGACGTTCCACTATCAGATAAACCATCAGATTCTCCACCAACTAAAACATCATCAATACTTTCAATACCAGTATCAATAACTTCATTCTCGAAACGGAAGAGTTCACATCTTAATTCATATACATAATTTTTTTGTAGTTGATAGAAAGGTTTTTCATGTTCTACAAATTTTATCTCAAACAATCTATCTCCAAGGGGAAAATAAATTAAATCCCCCTCTTTCGGTCTGGTAGATAATTTTATATTTTCTTCATTTCTAATCAAAGGAGAAATATATGTTTCAAATCTTTCTTTTGAGATAACTAAATTAATTTCTTGTGTTGATTGGATACCAAATTTTGATAAGATAGTTGTGTTGTCACCATATCCTTCAAAATTATCAACATAAGCCTCTATAGGATATGCATCATCAAATTTTGATTGTATGACTTCTTTAATTATTGTATTTTCTGAAATATATTTTCTTGGTAAGTAATAAATTTCAACACCATACATCTTTAACTGTTCGTTAATTATGTCTTGAATTAAATTTTGTTCAGAACTAGATCCTTGCTGAAAAAACGGATTAAGCATATTTCTAACCAATCATATCTAATGGTGGAAGTTCATATGTATTGGACATCACTTCCCTGATAGAATCTAATTCTTTCTGAGCATCATCATAAATTTGTCTACCATTTAATTCAACCCCACCAGGAAGTTTTACTCCTTGGAATTTCATCAAATTTTGTCCCCATTGACGTTTTATCAATTGAGTAACATATCTTTTTACAAAAGAATCATTCCAAACTCTTGTAAAATCATTTGGATTCAAAAGTCTATAACAATCTAATACTAGATAATCATCTTTGGTTACAGAACCCCAATCAATATCTAAGTAAAGTCTATCTTGTCTTTGGTTAAATCTTATTTGTTTCTCAGTATTCAACATAAAATCAAGATCTTCTAGATATCTCTTAGTCATTGCATATGTAAGAATTTCGGTAGAACCAAAAGAATACATATCATTTAAAAACATTTGATATTTAACACTAAACATATTGTTTGTTTTAGTGCTAGATCCATCAAATCTGAATATTTTACTTATCCCAATAACCTCTGGAGGAACTTGGATAAAATTACTAGTTTCTTCATATGAAAATGTTGATGTAATTCCAACAGTAGAAGTTGCTGTTGTGGTAACTATCCCTATAGGATTACTTCCCCCTCTACCTTTTCCTCTGTCAATATCGTCTTGAGTTATTTTATATTTTAAAAATGTTTGAGTTACACCATCAAAGTGTCTCTCATGAAAATATTGTAGTGCATCATCAATTAGGTCATCAATTTGCTCATCAGCAACATTGATTTCTAGTACTGGTGCTCCCAGTTGCCTCTTGCAATAATTTACGAGGTCAGACCTACTTGCGGGTTGAGCCATGTATACACTAATTCCTTAAATATATTTATATTGCTGATGCTACTGGATTCACAACTAGTATGTTTCCACTTGCAAGAGCATATGTAGTTCCTCCTTTACCAACTAAAATATCAAATACATATCTGCCTTCTTTAGTCGCTCTAGTATTAGTTTCACTTAAAGATATTTTTAATTTTCCATCATATGCACTGGTAAATCCAACTGTAAAAGAACTAGTTATTCCCAGTGTTGCCCCAATAGCAACACTTTTTGACATAGCTGCTGAACCAGAATAACCAGTGAGATCATATGTAGAATTCGATGTTGTTACAACATTAAAATTAACATTAAAATCTGAACCACCATACATTGTCAAATTAACACCAAAAGGAACTCCAGAATCTGGATCAAAAGTTATCTTTTTAGTTGCCATCTGATATGCCTATGAGTTTCATGGTTTCTTGTTGCTTATAATAAAGTTTGCAAAATGATTTTGCAATATTTTTTAAAGAATCATTATCATTACAACTATCTATTTCAGATGCCACTTTAGTATATGCAAATTGTTTTGATAAATTATTTAATTCTATACTATCGGGATCCATTTAATAACTCCTTTAATAGTGATTTAATTTCAGAAATCTCATCTTTAATAGTAGCAACTTCATCCTCAATTGTCTGCACCTTTTTACTTTCTTTATTCTTAGCCGTACGTCTTGCAACATACTTTTGATGATCTAGTAAATTTGTATTGAGTATTGCCCCAGTATGTGGATCTCTTGCAAGATCCACATTATTTTTTACTTTATACATTTTATGCTAGAGCAAGAACTCTGAGATCTTTTACTCTAGGAACATAAGTTTGATTTGTTCCCGTCAATATAATTTTAATCCTATAAGATCTAAATGATGGTAAATCATCTGCAGTAAAGGAATAATCTCTAAAGGATACATTTTTAAATCCATAGGTGGAACTTGGAGTTACAAATGTATCAGATCTTCCATCACTATCCTGTTTATCAATAATTTGACCTTGTGGATCTAAATTAAGGTATCCAGGGAAAGGAATAAAGATTGGATTAAATCCGTTTTTATCACTAATGGCATAAAATACACGAATATCACAATAATCATTAATATGTGCATTTAAAAGAATTTTCAATGAAGTTGCTGAATTTTCTAAAGAAATTTCTTTAGAAATATATTGACATGCAGACGGATCATCAAATAATGTATTTGCACGAGGATCTGTCGAATAATCTTGAATAACACTATTAACTCTATTTGAAGATAAAACAGTGTTGATTCTTTGAGCATCTAATACCGGTGAAACATTTCTATCAAGTGTTGATAAATTTATTCTCATCTGTAAAGATTTACCACCTTCAATATTTGCAAGTGAATACTCTTCATTAACTTTTGAACAAATTAATCGGGTGCTATCCAAGTAATTTGCTTGATTAAATGTTATGGGTTCAAAGGGAACATCAATAAATGGAATTTCTTTTCCACTAATACTCTTCCCTGTAACAGTTCTAACCTCACCTTTAATTGAAGTTCCACTTATAGTCATGTTATGTACATTTGGAGTTATAATTTCAAAAGGCATATTTTGTGTTGCCTTAATTTCAAATCCACCTGTTGATTTAGATTCTTGGGCAAAAAGTTTTGGCCAACCAACATCATTGCTTCTGTCATCATTATCACTGTTAAATTTCTCAGACATATCAAGTTTAACATTATATGAATCATATGCAATTGAGTCTGCAACAGTAGAATCACTTAATAAATGAGTTTTGTTAATTCTCAATAAATTAACACCATTTAATTCATATTTAAATACTGGAGTTCCTACAGGATATGATACTGAAGTTCCTTGATAATTTCTAACAATATTTCCACCAATAACATTTCCATTTACTGAACTATACTCAATAATCTCTTTACCGATTCTTAAGTATCCAGTATTTGTTGTTCCGACAGAAACATTTTCAAAAGTTCCAAATGATGATCCATCTGAAACGGATATTCCTCCAGTTGATGTAGAATCATAAGCAACACTCAATCTTGCCGGTTTTACATCAGAGATAGCATCTTTAATTATAACTTTGTTGTTGGGGGCATACATACCATGGTTTCTATGATTGACCTTGATATGCAGTCCATCAGTGTCTTCCGTAATGGATGATACTTGAATATTTCCACCTGCTCCACCAGGAATACCCTGATTGAGAGTTTTTGCAATACCAACACTATCAATGTAACTAATACTATTAGCAGCACCAGCGACAATAAAGTTTCCTTGAACATTGTTGAGAATAAGTTCACTAGTATTTCCAATTCCAGCAACAGTTAGTCTTAAATTTTTTCCAACTGAAGCCGCACCAATAGTGTTAATTCCAAGAACATCTCCAACTTGATATCCAGATCCACCAGCATTACTTACAGTTGCTCCAACTGCAACACCATCTTTAATACTGATTTGAGCAACTGCACCTCTACCATTTCCTGATAAAGATATGAGATTGACTCCACTGAAAGTGTAAGAACCATCTGTAGGTGTTAATCCAATACCAGCATTTGATATTGATAAAGTTCCTGCAGCAGTTCCTGCAGTTCCCACAAGATTTCCAGTTGCATTAGTTCCAACTTGGAAGAAAGTATTTCCATTTTCAAATCCACTATCAGTAATACTTGTAGTTGCCAAACCTACTCTAATTTGTCTGGATGAAAAATTAAGAGAATTTGGCTGCAGGAGTGGAATTTGTCTATTACCTTCCGATAATTCTGGACTATAAAAATCTACAGAACCTGATGATAGGAACTGTGCTTTATATAAGGTAAACTTCAAATCTTCCCACTGACTAGGTTCCCATGTAGATGCATTTTGTGATTTAAATAATGATCCAAGATATGGTTGATTGGAAATAAATGTGTCAGATAATATATCATTTTCACCAATTCTAGAAATATATACACTATATTTTGTAGAATTTGATAATAAACATACTGAATATTCAGTTCCACCTGAAAGATAAACCGGAGATTTAAATTCAATTGTTTGTGCTATAGATCCATCATCAGAGAGTATAATATCTGCTGGGTCAATAACAACTTCCGAGAAAGGAAGTACTCTTGTTGTTGGATATCCATTTTGCATTGTTCTAAGTTGAACAACCAAAGGAATATCCATATCATCTTTTGACCTAAGGAAGATGTCAACTTTAGTGATAAACACTCCAGTCTGTTCTTCAACTAAGAATGATTGTGCAAGAGGATCGCTCCAGTTCGTTTCATTATTCCTTGGATCCACGGGTGGTGGCGGTGGATCGGGTTCTGGTGTTGGTGGCGGCGGATCTGCAATAAAATCAATTCTGTCTCTACTAGTAGTTGTTGCTGCAGTTACTAATGTGTCAACAATAGTACTACCTGTTTGCTGAGTTCCTAGGTTTGTATTAACTGATTTCTCAGCAAATTCCATCCTAGTTTCAATTCTAGCATTTCTTATTGAATTTATATTTTCTTGAATTGTTTCAAGAGTTCCTGCTGAGGCATATGCTTCTTCACAAATTGTTGTGCAGATGTCTTGATTATTATCTTCTTCATTGATAAGAGTTAGTGTTTTCGATCCAGTTTCAAATCTTACATTAAAAGGATTATTTGGATTGGGAATATAAAAACTGCCCGTCAAATTTGATCCCAAATCAGTAATTAAACGAACCTGAGTAATAGTTGCTTCTGCTCCACTAGTTTCTCCCTTAAGAGTCATTCCAGATTCGACAAAACCTCTATATTCTCCATTTGCTTCATTGGATAATGAAAATGTGTCTACGTTTAAAATAGTTGAAGTAAATCCATATGATGCACCAAGAGTATTTCCATCATATGGATTTTGTCTAAACACTGCAGTAGGTGCATTATATGGACCTTCTCTATGATTATGTTGAGCAACTCTAAAGGTTATATTACCAATTGCATCTGGTAAAGGTCTTTGAGAAAAAGATGAAGCCATAAACCCAGTAACTTTTTC